TCGAGTAGCAGAAAGTCAATGGTGGTAAGGCATTGAGTAGCATTAAAGAACTCAATTTGATTTAGTTTTAGATACTCAATACGATTGATAGGGGGAGTAGTTTTCTATTTAGATAAGGGTATGGGGTTAATAAGGACTCTATCCTCACGTACTTGTCACACGTACTTGTCTCACATGTTTGTTATTTAGGAATAAGATATATATTTTTAAAGGAAGTTTCAAGGGTTTTGTAGTACTTTGGGTACTAAGTAGTGTGGATAAGGACTATAAGGGGGGTACTATATTTATTTGTAGGTATGGTATATGATTATTATATTTGTAGTAGTTCTCAGTGTTCTTTAAAGAGAGAAAGTTTAATATTTCGTATAGAGTCAATAGGGGGGGGTTGGAGGGCTACCCTCTTATTTTATAAATAAAGATTAAGGGATTAACAAAAAATACTTAAATACAATGGCTAAGAAAAAAAGAAAAAGGACAATTAATGAGAATAAGAATTATGCTAAGAAAGTAATAAAGCAAACTTTATTAGATTCTAAAGGTGTTAGAGGTTATAGGACATATACACCAACACCTAAAAATAAAGTTATGAATAGATTACATTCAGTACCAGGTATGCGTTCCACGCATACACAAACGAGAGCTAAGGCAGTATTAAAGAATATAAAAAGTAGGATTGCAAAACGTGGTGCTGCAAAATCAAAAAAGAGATAAAGATATGAAATATAGAAGATGGATATTACCAAGAGTAGCACATTGTACAAATGGATGCTGACATAGTATTAGGATCATTAGGTATAACGATAATAATAAACTTTTCATTAATAATGAAGTGGTCCAGGAGAGTCTTGGGTTATATAGGTATGGGAAAGTTTATAGGATGTTCAATGTGTGTAGGATTTTGGGTGGGGGGTATAATAAGTTATGTGAGGTATGGGTGGGGTATTGAAGTATTGTTATATTCTGGAGTTGTGTCTATAGTAAGTTTTACATGGTATTTAATATTTAAGGATTTGATGGATAAGCATGGGTAGGAATATAGATAAGATAAATTAAAGTTAATTCATGCAGTCGTTATGTTCCAAACAATCTAATCAGCTCTTATTTATACGATTGCAATCGTGTCTGAAGCCTGTATGAACTGCATGAAAATATTAAGGCATTTAATCCCATATCCAAGTTTTAGCATCTTCAAATTTAGATTCTAACAATTCTCGTTCTTCTAAATCGGAGGCAACGCTATGAAGCATCATAAATATATGCTCTAAACCATTACCTTCAACTAAGTCTAATAATACAGTATAAATAGCTGCTTCCTCGTATGCATATTTCTTACCACTTCTTAGCTTTTTTAGTAATTTCTTTTGGTATTTTAAATCTTTACTCATGTTTAGTGTTATTTATTTGGTTGTTCCTTTTGCTTCGCAAAAAAACTTTTCGTTTGCTTTTTTTATTTATTCAATCGGCTTACTATAATCACAAACCATACTTGAACATTCCATAGATACATCAGCAGCATTAAATAAGCTATGTCCGCATTTAGGGCAATGTTCTTTTTTCTTAGTTTTTTGTTCATTTATTGAACTTAAATAGGTATCGACATCTTCTGTTGTAATCCAATCAATACCTGTTAATCCATTATTAAACCACTTTATGAAATCTATTAATTTTTCTCTATCGTCTTTCATTGTTTATTTGCATTTATAGTGTTCTTTATTCGGTTGTTATGGGCAAGCGTAAGAAACCCCACGCCCGCCCGAACAACCTACTTCTTTTTTTTAGAACGACGATAAGCCTTCATAGCTTTTCGCTTGTCTTTTCCCTTCTTCCAAGAGCCTGCTGCTAACTTTTTTGCTCTTCTTCTAGATTTAACCTTAATCATTTCGCCTTTTGCAGCAGCTTGTTTTGGTGTTTGCTTTTCCCAATCTTTAGGGTCAGAAGAGCCCTTCTTCCCCTTTTTTGGTGTAATAGTTGGAAAAACACCAAAGTCACCTCGTTTTTTAGACGGCCTTCCAACCCACGCCATTTTGTGAGATGATATTGTGCCATCAGGATTCTTTCGAGCAGTTTTTCTCATTTTCCTAATTGCTTTCTTTTTGTTCAATGGATTTTTTTTTTTTGCCATTTTATTATGTATTAAAACGCCAGCCCATAAAATCAAATATAAAACAGCAGGGCTGTGTCGCTGAATTATACTGTGCGCTACTATTCATCATTTGTGGTGGGCTGATAGGGTTTCACGCTTAATCCCTGCCGTTTCATATTTGTAGCCGTTGTGCTTCATTAAAACGCCTTTTAAATAATCGTCAATAATGTTATGTGGTTCTACTTTATCATTATACATTTTTTTAGTATGTAGGTATTTCCAGAAAAAGTCGTTTAACAGTTCACGTTGTTGGCTAACATTGTGTATAGGTAATTCTTTAACTAACTCCTGCGCTTCTAACAACGTTCTTTCCCTACTATCATCTTCGATAGTTAAATGTCCCCAATCAGCTTTCTTTAGTGCTAATCCGTTTAATTCGTTTTCTAAAAATTCTTCTAATTCCATTTTATTTATTTTTTTTTCAGTTATTTTATCAAAAAGTTCACGCATAGCATTAAGTATCATGCTTTCAGTTATTTCATCATAATGTATGTTATGACTTTTTGCGAACTCTTTTGTTTCTTCAATTATTTCTTTTTCGATTTTTTTGTAATCCATGTTATTAATTTATTTTAGTTATTAGCAAATAATTAAAATAGGGCAATAGATTTTTATGGATTCACAATGATTGTCCAACCTTTTCCTTTAGGTGCGATTTACCGCTATTGCTCGGCTGTTCTATTCGCTTTAACACGTCAGCAGGAATAACTGATAAAGAACATTTTAGCATCCTATTATTTATAGTGTTCTTTATTCGCTTGTTAGCAATAATAGCTTAACTACTTCATCAATTTTCCTCTTATAGTAAAGCCAAGTATTCCATCAAACTCTTCTGCACTTTTATACCATTCGTCAAGTTCTTTTTGGTTTATAATCTTTATTTCTTCATCCGAAAGTTCAACTACATACAAGTCGCTACTATTGCTAACACGGTATAACCGTAATTGCTCATCAGCGTACATTTGCATAGCTTGTAATAACATATCTTTACTCCAATCAGTTATTAAACTACTATTCATTTTTTCGTTTTGTCTTACAAATTCTTTTAAGTCCATTTTGTTTTTATTTAAGTCTGTTAATAATTTCACGCAACTACGGTTATACCATAACCGTTAGCATTAATTAAAACTACGCTTTGCTAATGCTAACAAAATGTATAGCAAATTATCCTACTACTTCATTCGTTTTAACCAACATTTATTATTCATATTTCCTTCGTGCCATCCACAAGCAAATTCGTAACCGTTAGTATTGTGGTTTTGTATGAACTCAAACAAATCATTACTTTCTTTAAAGTGTTTAACCTCTCTAAGTTTCATTTCTATTTTTGGCAATTTTTTCTTTTTACTCATATCTCAAATTTACCGTAGGCTAAAATGCCATACATTCACTCATTAGAGTTAATATTTTGGGCTTGTTGGCTACCTAATTCCAACAGGTGTGTTTGTTCGCAAGTTCTCTCTCGTTTATAAGGTTTGTACCTTACCCAAAATACTAACAATAACAATGTTTATATTCCATTTTCGTACCTCAAACGGCACATACACTAACCGTTAGTCTTCAAATGATTTTCTGATGTAAATACCTACAATCATAATCGTATTAATTATTGTTAATAATAATATTACTTGTATCATTCCATTAAATTTAATTCTATTAAAACTTCCATCCAAAATATTTTTTTTGAATTATTGATGTTCTCATATATTCTTAATACTTCTCTTGCGGTTATACATGAACAGTGTATTGCAGCTTCCTTATTTCCTATGAAAGAATAATGTTTTTCATATAATTCTTTTGCTTTTGCCATTTCTTTTGTTATCATTTTTAATCTGTTTTTACTTTTTATTGAAACTTTTTTTAATTTTTTCAAGCAATTTTAACGATTCTTTATTTGATTTATCAATATCTTCATCTGTCCAACCATATAAATCTCTCATTATTTGATTGGTTTGTTCTTTTGTCAAAATACATGAAACATAATCATCATGCTCTTCCATTCGCTCAATAACTTCATGTAAATATTGAATGGTGTCTAATAACTTATTAGTATTAACCTTTTTTAAAACCCCCAAAGCAATTAAACCCCTCATGTCTTTAATTTCATTAACATCCATGTAAAGAGGTGTTTTTTGTGGGTTAATAAATCGTTTGTTTTTTTCTTCTATATCCATAATCTAAATTTTAAGTTTTTGGGGTGCCTGTCATTTGTTCATCAATAATAGCTTTAAACTCATCGAAGGTATGAGTGTCTTTTGCTATGCTGTATATTTTTTCTAAATTCATGGTTTTGTTTTATTTATTGCCGAAATTTCGGTGTTAAATTTCATTTCTTTATAAAATTTTCTGCTTTTAATCTCATAATATCTATTTTGTTTTTTTTGATTTTACCTTAATAATCTTTTTTTTCTTTGGTGCTTCAGGTAAAGGCATCCAGTGAGTTATTTTAAAGTTTTCATAAGGTTCAAATTCTCTTGTTCCAAACCAATGAGGTTTTTCTTTAGGTAAAGCAGGATCGATAGTTCTTTCCCATCGTTGAATACTTGCCTCATAATCATTAAAGAATCCGGTACCACAAACTAAAACAGTTGTTCCTGGTTCCGGAAGTAATTTTTTGTTTTCTATACTAATCCATTTCATAATTTACAACTTAAATATAAATGAATACTATCTTGCTCTAATTTAGATTCACATTTATTGCATATCTTATTTTGAAAATCTAAATTAAGTAAAGCATAAGTGTTTTTTTTAGCATTAATTTTTAATGCTTGTTTTTTAAGAACATTAATATATATATTCTTTTTGGTTTGATTAATACAATCATTTCTTAAATGTAGAATAAATAAGATTATTGATAGTATAAATATTGATAACATTATTTTCATAATTAATTTTTAAATTCATCAAAATCATAAACAACCTTACCATGATTGGATATAATTTTAATATTAATAATTTTGGTAAAATAATCAGATAGTTTACCACTTTTTTTAGTTTTACTCCAAATGCGTTTAACATCATTTTGGTGCATTTTTTTTGTAGGAATTTCTCCTGTTTCATTAAGAGTCATTACAATAGACTTGATATCTATTTTTTTTAAATATTTATTTCTTTGTTTAGCAGTTTTTGCTAATTTATATTGTCGGTGGTATTTTTTTTGATAATAAGCAAGTGTACAATCAACCAAGTAAACACTTGGTTTATAACCTATTTCGTATTTTCTTTTAGTTTTAATGAAACAAATATACAACTTTTAGTGTATAAAAAGTACACTAAATAAATAAAAATATTTATATTTGCCCCTATGAGGCTTAAAAAACAGTATGAAACAAATCCATTTAAAGATGGAGAATTAAAAATGGGAATAGAAGAAACATATATAATAGGAGAATTAAGTAAAACAGCAATGAAGTTGTATTTATTTATCAGAGAGTATTCATTTAGAATGAAAGGAGGTTCTATTATATTTGATATTTCTACAGCTAAGAATGTATGTAGTTTTAAGCAAAACAAATCTGTATATAATGCGTTAAATGAATTAATAAATTCTAACATAATAGCTGGAACAAAAGATTCTGATACGTTTTATTATAATCCTAAATTTATTAATCACGAAAAAGAATAGTTATGGTAATACAATTAGCAGATGATCTTATAGATATTGATGGTCTAAAGGTTTACAGGAAGAAAGGAGATACCAATTGGTTTGCATGTAATGGTAAAAGAATTGGTTCAATTCGGATGCAAAAGTTATATTTGTATTTATATAATAAAGAAAAAGTAGAAATTAAAAGATTTGATAAATATGTTGATAACCTTATTGATAAACTAATATATAACTAATGAGTAACATAAAACAACGTGCTGCCTTTATTCGGGAAGCAAATAAAAATAGTAAGAATAAGCCAAAAGCCAAAAAGAACAAAAGAAAGGGAAAGAAGCTAACGCCAGTTAGTAGGAAAGGTAAAAATAAATTCAAATATTAATGTATAATGAATTAATTAATATAAGTAAAGATGGGAATGTATTTTTACAAGATAATTCTATTGCATTGATGCCTAAGATGTGGATTGTTTATAAAGATAAACATATGGGTAGTAATATGGTAAAATGGATTGTAAGTGTTTATGATTATAAATCTCCATATCGTAGATTACCATTAGATGAAAGAAAAACCAGAGTATCACAATTAATATTTGAAAAATTAAAAAATACAAAAGAAGATACTAAAAAAGTTTCTGAAGCTATAGAAGAATATGAGAAACTACAATATGATCCGTTGATTGACCAATATAATACAATGGGTGAGCAGATATATAAGATGAATAAGGTTTATAAGAATATGACACCAACAGAAGATAATCTTGAAGATATGAATAAGATACAAGAGCAGATGGGTAAAGCAGCAGTGGCTCGTGATAAGATTAAGGACCTTATTCTTAAAGACCAAGAATCTGAATTAAAGATATCCGGAACTGGTTCAGAAGATTTTAGTTTATTTGAAGAGGAAGAACTTATAAATAATAAATGATAGCATCATCAAAATATTCACCGGTAATATTTGATAAAAATTTAAAAGATTTTCAAAAGTTAAAAGCTAATACAGCTGAATATTATGATTTTTGGAATACTCAAAAGAAATATTTGCTTAATGGTTATAAGCCAACTGGAGGAACATGGATTCCTGGAAATTATTATTTCTACTTAAATTTTTCTAAAATACATGGATTAAAGCTTGGAGCAAGACGTAAAAGTATGATATCTCCAATATATCGTGATCAAGACCATGAATATTTTCAGGAAGTACATAATGCAAAATATGGTGATGGTAAAGATAATAAGGGTGGCTATGGTATTATTGTATTAAAAGCAAGACGTAAGGGATTTTCCTTTATGAATGCAAATATTTTGTTACATGAGTGGACATGTTATCCACATTCTGAAAATGGACTTGGTGCACAACGAGAAGATTATGTTCAAGATTTTAGAAAGAAGATGTTGCTTTCATATAATTCATTACATCCTAAGATTAGAAATAAGATACTTCATAATAATGAAGAATTATTTATGTCAGGATATAAAGTTAAGGAAGATGGTATATGGGTAGAGAAGGGAACTAAATCTATGATACATTTTAGGGTGATGGAAAAGCCTAATGCTTTTAGGGGTATTTCTCAAAACTATATGGTATTTGAAGAGGCTGGTGAATTTCTTAAACTTAAACGATGTTTTCAATCATCAGAAGATTGTTTTAAAGAGGGGGATATATTTTTTGGAACACCTATTATTGGTGGAACATCAAATGCTATGGAAGTTGAATCAGATGATTATATGGATATGTATTATAATGCTGAAAGATATAATCTAAAGCCTATATTCATTCCAGCATCTAAAGTTTTTGGTAGTTTTTTTGATATGTCTACTGGAAAAAGTGATGAAGCTGGTGCAAGAAAATACATTAAAGAAGAAGCAGCAAAACGTAAGGCAACAGGAGATTTACAATCTTATTATTCTTATTTACAAGAAAATCCATTAGAAGTAGAACATGCTTTTTTTAGGTCCGGAAAAACACCCTTTGATTTAGAAAAAATAAATAAACAGATATCTAATATAAATACGAATACAGCATTTAAGAGAGTAAAGAAAGGTAATTTAGTTTGGGGCAAAAATAAAGAAGGAAAAGAAATATTTGGTAGTATGCCTGTATTTACACTTGATGATGGTACTATAGATGAAAAGAATCCAGATAATGAATTATTTCCATTTGAAATTGTAGAATATCCATTAGTTAATTTAAAGAATGTACATGTTTCTGCAGTAGATCCATATCATGTAGATGATGATTTAGAAGAAATGAAAAAAAAATCTTCTGATCAAAAAGATAGGTCTCTTGGTTCTATGTGTGTTTATCGTAGGTTTGTAAATCAAGATACTATTGGTGAGTTACCGGTAGCTTTTTACACTGATAGGCCATATTCTAAAGAGAAATTTTATGAAAATTGTTTAAAGTTGGCAATTTATTATGATACACAAATATTAGTAGAATATAATGATGATGCATTTTTAAAATATTTTCAATCAAAGAAAATGATGCGATATTTAAAAGAACGACCACGTTCAGCTGATAGTCCTTATAGTCAAGCTACAAATAGATATGGTATTCATATGAAAACATTTCAAAAAAAGTTAGTAACAGAACTTGTTGATGAATATGTTAAAAAACATTGGGAAGATATTTATTTCTTGAAACTATTAAATGAGTTGTCCGTTTATGGAGTAAAGAATACAGATAGGGTAATGGCTTTTGGTATGTCATTAATTCATGATATGGATAATACTAAAAGAATTTATAATAAATCAGAAGAAGAAGAAGAAGAAAAGTTAAATGATTTACCTGGTTTTAAAAGAAATTTAGATGGAAGTATAGTTACAATTAATAATTAGAAATATTTCAAGTTTTGGTAATTAAAAAAGAAACTGTACTTTTGATAATATAGATTTAGATATAAGAATAAATATGGATTTTCCTCAACAGAACATTCCTAAAGCACAAAAAACAGAGGAATGGCACATGAAATGCCTTGATTCAATTGTGCAACATCATTCAAGTTATAATGCTTTTATTGATGCAAGGAAAAAAGATCATGAAAATTATTTAATTGCAGCCGGAGAATTTGACCATAAACAGTTTGAGTATATAACTGATATGTATGGAATGACTGCTCCTGCCAGAATGGTTAATTATCCTATGATAATGCCAAAGTTAAATTTATTGGCTGGAGAATTAATATCTCAACCATTACAATTTACTGCTACTGTAATCAATAGAAATGCTGTAAGGAAAAGAAATGAAGAAAAAATTACTTTAGCTTCAGAAGTTTTATTAAGACCTGTTCGTAGAGAAATTGAACAAGAGTTAGGTATGCCTATTCCTGATGAAAATGTAGGACAAGAAGTACCAGAAGATATAGCAAGATATAAAAAATTGAAATTTAGAAATGCTATTGAAGAAATGGTAAATGTTGGCTTAAAGTTTTGTATTCAGAAATGGAGCATGAAAGAAACTTTTAAGGATGGTTTCTATGATTTAGCAATTTCTGGTAAAGAATTTTATAAAACATATATTAAAGCTGGGGATCCTTATGCTGAAAGGTTGGATCCAAGATGTATGATTTATGATATTGATTCAGATAAAAAAAGTTTAAAAGATTCTAAATATGCTGGAACAATTAATTGGTATACTATTAATGAGATACTTGATAGATATGGATATAAATTAAATAAAGAACAAACTAATCAACTTGAAGAATTACAAGCTAATGGTTTTGGTAGTGGTTCAGATATATCAGGATTAGATTGTTATTCTCATTCTGGAGGAAGAGATTTAAAAATTAGGGTAACAGAAATTCAGTGGAGAAGTATTCGTATGCTTAAACATAAAGTTTCACATAATGAATTTGATCCAGAGAATCCTTATTTAAAGAAAATGCCTGATACTTGGAGGCCAAAGAAAGGTGAAAAGTCAATAATAAAACCAATTACTGAAATTCGTAAAGCTACTAAAGTAGGACATAATATTTTATTAGATTGGGGATTAAAAACTAATCAAATAAGATATGAAGATAATTATGCAAATACAGAATTAGATTTTCATGGTGCTATACAAAATAGTTTTAATGGTAGGACATTATCTATTGTAGATTCATTAAAAAACATTCAGATATTTCTTAATATAGTAATGTATCAA